TAAAGAAGATTTTGACGGAGAGGTAAACTTCGAAAGCGTGGATACTATTGTGACCTCACAGTTAGAACAGGTTGAGTCTGAGTTTTATGATCCGAAGGTTTTATTGGATTTGTATAGGAACCTTTAATGACATATAACGTTTTTAGCCAGACCGACACCCTCAAGCATGTCATGCTTGGTACTTGGTTTACCCCTGATTTTTTTGATAGTATTAAAGAAGATGCTATACGTGAACCTCTGAAACGGATAAGTCACGAAATACAAGAAGATTTAGAAAATTTTGTCGATATTCTTAAAGAACACAGTATCAAGGTCATGCGTCCGAACCAACCGCAAGGAGTTTTTGATTTAGATAATATGATAAGTCCACCGATTTGCCCAAGAGATACGCATCACGTTTTTGGTAATACTTGCTACAACGTTGGTTATAGAAAGTATGAAAAGGATGTAACTGATGTATTACTTGAGTACGATAACAACTACAAAGACATTTATAAAATAATCGAAAACCACCATCGTATATCTATGAAAGAGAATAAACATAATTTTCATGAGAATATATGGTTCAGTAAAGAGAAATACGATGTATTAAAAGGTACAGATTGGCCTGATTTTCAAGACTACATTCGCGGTACATATACAGTCCCGAATGACATCCAAGAAGAAATAGACAGTTTTTATTATACATTGAGATATCGTGATGGCTGTAACTCTGTTGAAGGACCAAACATTATTATCACTAATACATCTGTCATCGTCGATCACAATGAATATACAGACTTCACAACACTTCTACAAAACAAAATTCATATGGATGGGAAGGAATGGATACATATTAATACAAAGGCTGGTCACACAGATGGTTGCTTTGTATTTTTGAATCCGTCAACCATAGTAGGTATCCCAAACCTTATTGACTACAAAGGAATATTCGGTGTTGATAATGTAGTCGGCGTTCCGTGGAAGAACTATCAATCTCAATTGGAAGATTTTAAAAAAATAAAACAGAAAAATGACGGTAAATGGTGGGTTAAAGGTGAAGAAAGTAACAATCGCTTCATCAACTTTGTAAACAATTATCTATCAAGCTGGACAGGTTATGCAGAAGAAACAGTCTTTGATGTTAACCTTCTCTGTCTTGACCACAAGCATGTTTTTGTTAACAGCAACAACAAAGACTTCCATAATATGATTAAATCCGTAGGGGTGGAACCTATTCATGTACCGTGGAGACATAGATTCTTTGTTGATGGCGGATTGCATTGCATCACGCTTGATATTGAAAGATACTAAAAACACTACCCAATGTGAAACAAAATCTAAAAAGGAATAGAAAATAATGACTTTCAGTATACGCGCATTGACAGTTAAAAACTTTATGAGCGTGGGTAACCAAACCCAAGCTGTAGATTTCAACCGCGATGATCTCACACTCGTACTTGGTAAAAACTTAGATCAAGGCGGTGATGATGCTGGCGCACGTAACGGAACTGGTAAGACAACAATCATCAACGCATTGTCATATGTGTTGTATGGGAACGCATTGACTAAAATCAAAGTCAATAACCTCATCAATAAAACCAATGGTAAGAATATGGTATGTACCGTTGAGTTTGAGAAGGACGGACTTACATATCGTATTGAACGTGGTCGTAAACCAAACTTCCTTCGTTTCTTTATCGAAGACCAAGAGCAGATGATGGATGACGAAGCGCAAGGTGATAGTCGCAAAACACAGGAAGAGATTGAACGCCTATTAGCAATGACGCACGATATGTTCAAACACATTCTTGCGCTGAACACTTATACTCAACCTTTTCTCAGTATGCCAGCGGCACCGCAACGGAATGTCATTGAACAGTTACTTGGTATCACCTTACTCAGTGAGAAGGCAGATAACCTAAAGAAAGTGTTGAATGGTGACAAACCAAACGACATTCCAGGTACAAAAGACCTTATTCGTGATGAGGAAGTTCGTATTGCTACTATCAAACAGTCCAATGAAAAGATTGGCGATACCATCAAGAATCTTGAACTACGACAAAAAGCTTGGAAAAAATCTCATAAGGAAAAGTTGGATAAACTTGCGGAACAGTTGGAAGAACTTAGCCATCTGGATATCCAAGCAGAACTAGATGCTCATGCCGAACTAAAGGAGTGGACAGAACGGAAAGCTTTAGCGGATGCTTTGGCGAAAGAACTGTCATCAGCAGAGACAACCTTGAAACGGGCAGATAAACATCTGGATAAAGCTAAGAATAACTACGACACAGCCAAGGATATGAAATGTCCTACCTGTGAACAGGAACTACACGACGATAAACACGAACATCTTATTGACGAGGCAAGGCGTGAATGGGATAGTGCGGAAGAAGAATATCGTGAAGCGAAGGAGTTAGTTGATGATATCTCTTCACAACTGGCTACCGACCAACATATTGGACCTAAACCAGAAACATTCTATGAAGAACTACACGAGGCACATAATCATAGTTCTACATTAAACTATCTTACTACCCAGATTGAAGAAACACAGAAAGAAACTGACCCGTATAGCGAACAGATTAATCAGTTGAAAAATGAAGCTTTGACTGATATTAGCTATGATACGCTAAATGATTTATCAAAACTAAAAGACCACCAAGAATTCTTATTGAAGCTATTGACTAACAAGGATAGCTATATCCGTAAGAAAATTATTGACCAGAACCTATCGTTCTTAAATAATCGTCTTGGGTATTATCTAGACAAGATTGGATTACCACATACTGTGGAGTTCCAGAACGATTTAAGTGTTGAGATTACAGAATATGGTCGTGATCTTGACTTTGATAACCTATCCCGTGGAGAACGGAACCGTCTAATCCTAAGTCTATCTTGGGCATTTCGTGATGTATGGGAAAATCTATATCACCCAGTTAATCTATTGTTTATTGACGAGTTGATTGATAGTGGTATGGATACCAGTGGTGTTGATAGCAGTATCGGTATCTTGAAGAAGATTTCTCGTGATCGTAAGAAATCAGTGTGGCTTGTTAGTCATAAAGATGACCTCGCATCACGTGTAAATAACGTTCTAACCGTAACGAAAGAAAACGGTTATACTAGTTACGCGACAGATGTGGAGATATTGTGAGTTTAGCAAGATGGCATTATCATATTGAATCAAGCTCGCGATGCACACTAAAGTGTTTGCGTTGTGCCAGAACGGAAGTCCCAGAGACGCTTCTGAATACTCAGTTGCGTCTTGACTTCTTTCAGCGAAACTTCACAAAGGAAGTAATGCAAGAGGTCAAGAAGATTACATTCTGCGGCGACGATGGTGATCCAATTTATACGACTGATCTTATACAAATCATAAAGCACTTAAAGACTATGAACAAAGATATACAGATAGTTATTGTCACCAATGGTAGTTACAAGGATGCTATGTGGTGGCGCAAGCTTGGTATGCTTATGGGCGAACAAGATGTTATCCACTTTAGCCTTGATGGATGGGATCAGAAAAGTAATGAACAATACCGTGTCGGATCAGATTGGGAATCCATCTGCGTTGGCATTGATGCTATGATAAAATCCAAAGCCTATGTTGTGTGGGACGCCATAGCTTTCAAGTTTAACGAGAATATGATCCATATTATGAAAGAAATGGCAAAGAACAAAGGCTTCGATAAGTTTCAGCTTACACTCAGCACAAAGTTCGGTAGCTTCTATCCAAGATACGGAGAGAATGACCCACTTGAGCCAAGCTCCAAGTTAGTAAGCACAACAAACAGATTTCAACGCCAAGTCACTTATTTTACCAATCGGGATGATTACGGCAAAAGGGACACGACAAAATATTATATGAACACCCCGGTCGAGAATGGCGTTAAACCATTATGTAGAATAGGATCAAAGGGATTGTTTATAAACAGTCGTGGTGAATTTTATCCTTGTTGTTGGGTTGCAAATCGTTACGCACATAATGATGATTGGCAAGGTAAGTTCAGTCTTTATGAAAGATCATTACCAGATATTCTACAAGATGACTTCTGGGATAATGAGTTCAAAACTTTCAAGTGGTATGAATGCCAGACTAAATGTAAGTCTAGTGAAGTAACACTTGAAACAGCAAGTGAATGGTGATGAGTTTGTTTAGTGTGCAAGGACAGTTCAATATGATTAGGTTTGAAATTGACGATGTTGTTGTCAAGCCTAAAAAGATGAAGGACTGTTATTATATCAAACTTGATAGGACATGCAGAATTCGTGTATTTTTTGAACCTTGGAAAATAAAACCAGTGGTTAGAATGGATCATATTATGCTTGACTATTACCTTGCTGACATACAACAGTTTGATCATATGATAAGTATGGACTACTATCATGAAAAGTTTTGGGAATTATATAAGTCAATGGTAGAGCAATCCAAGATGGAACATTTCGGGTTGACAGATACATCAGGCGATGAATATGACTTTTACATTGGAAGACTAGAACACAAGGAATTAGTAAACGAACTAAATGAAACTACTTTTGGTAAATCTGCCAAGGCTTGACCTTGTAGCACCGTCAGCAGCATTAGGTATTTTAAACGGAATCGCAAAGGATTGTGGTTGCGATACAACTATTGTTGACTTTGTTCATATATGCAAGACTAATATGACCGACGATGAATATGCAAAACTCAACGATTGGTGTATGAATATCATCAATGATTTACCCAAAGACATCGAGAATAAGCTTATATCTTTATGGTGCGATAATGTGTACAATGTAGCAACTGACTACGACTACCTTTGTGTGAGCATTTTTAGTTATTGGAGTTTAAATCCAGCTAAGACTTTATTATCCATAAAATCACCTATTCCAGTTATCGCTGGTGGAAATGGATGTAATAACGCTAAAGATTGGATCGGCGAATATGCAAATCACGTTTGTTATGGTGATGCTGAAAATTTTATGCGGAAACTTCTAGTTGGGAAAGAATATGGTGAAAATCTAGATGACTTCCCTTTCCCATCGTATGAGGGTTTTGATTTATCCAAGTATACCTCAGATAAAGTTTATATGACGGGTTCACGTGGATGTGTTCGCCGTTGTACTTTTTGCGATATTCAGAATATTTGGCCGCAGTTTAGGTATAGGTCTGGTAAGAATATTGTAGAAGAAATGAAACATCATATTAATACAATAGGTATATCATACTTCGACTTTACAGATAGTCTCATTAACGGGTCCGTTAGCAACTTCTACAATATGAATGTTGCTATATCAGAAAGTAACCTTAACGTCAAATATGCAGGACAGGCTATTTGTCGTCCTCGTAACCAAATGCCATCACACCATTACGAAGCAATGTATTATGCTGGATGTGACCAACTAACTATTGGTATAGAAAGTTTTAGCGAAGACGTAAGAAATCACATGCGTAAAAAGTTTAGTAATGCCGATATAGATTATCATATTCAACAATCTGGATTTTACGGTATCAAGAACATCTGGCTTATGATTACAGGTTACCCGACAGAAACACTTTACGATCATCAGCAAAACTTAGGTGGATTAGAACGATATAAAGATTACGCACAATCGGTTATTGAATTAATGCGTTGGGGAACAACGATGCATATAAATATGGACACACCTATACATAGTATGCTACAATATACTAAACTTGACTCGTATGATTGGATATATAACAAGTTAGATTTAAAGGAACGAATAAGAAGAAGACTTGAGCTACACACAAAAACATACGAATGTGGATATGCTCAACCAAGAGTCCGTGAAGAATTAAATATTATAAAAGAAATATCAAGGAGATTACAATGACTACACATGAACAAATTGTAGAACAATACGAAGCTTATCTTAAAGAAAGCGAAGCTTTTGAAACTAAGAGTGTGAAGGCTGCGGCAGCACGTGCCCGTAAAGCACTAGGTGAACTAGGTAAACTAGCCAAAACTCGTCGTGCGGAAATTCAAGAAAAGAAAAACTCTATGTAAATACCTGTATGGATACAGGACATTGGGAATTTCCCCATGAGTTTGATCCTTCTGAATGGTTCGGTTTTATCTATCGTATAACCGAAAAGCATACTGGTAGACAGTATATTGGAAAGAAACAGTTTCAGTCTACTAGAAGGGTCAAGCTCAAATCAAGAAAGAATCGTAAAGTTGTGAGGAAAGAGTCGGATTGGAAAACCTATACCGGCTCTTCCACACATCTTAACGCTGCCATCGAACAGCATGGCAAAGAGAACTATGAGTTCCATATCGAGTCTCTACACGAGACAAAAGGTAGCTTATACTATGCAGAAGTAAAGATTCAAGTTGAAGAAAATGTTCTTCTTGAAGAATTAGAGAACGGAGAACGGAAATACTACAACGGAAATATTGCCGCTGTAAAATTTAGACCTCCAAAAGAAACACTAAAAGAAACGGAGTTTAAGAGAAAAAATGTGGCCCCCCTATGAGATTATAGACGATTTTTTATCCGCTGAACATTTGTCTCTTGCGGAAAACATGGATTTCGACACAGGACCATTAGATTGGGATGTGTACAATCATACCATAGATTTGGAATCAAATGTAGTATCTAATTTTTTACGAAGAAATACCCAGTTCAAGCATGTTAAATCATATAATCCAGGGTATCATAACTTATCCGATGAAACCGTTATCAATATGCGGAATTTATATGAACCGAAGTTAAAGGAAGTTTTACAACGTTTGGCCCCAGAGAAGGTTGAACATCATACCCATACTACGTTCAATATCGTTAACGTTGGAAAAGATTATGTATTTCGTATTCACTCAGACAAACCCGATAAACTACTAACAACGGTGATATACATTTCTGACTATAATGAAGGTACTTGGTTATACGATAGTGAGGATGGTGAAAACGCCAGACAAGTAGATTGGTTAAAAAATCGTGCTTTTAGTTTTAGTAGAAATGAAAATGCGTGGCATAGTTATAAATCAGACGGCATCAAGACAAGACGTACATTAGTGATATCTTTAAGGTCTGATATGTGAACGTATGAATACGTGATTACCTACACCGACAAAATTTCCTTCTGAACGCACACACGATTCAACCATTTCAAAACCATGATTTTCCATTATTCCGAATACGTTTCTATGCTTTTCTAGGTTCGTATTTATTTCCATAATAACAGACTTGGTTTTTGGATTTTGTAGAGTTTTTTCAGCACCAAGAATAACCTTATAGTCAAAGCCATCTACATCAATTTTTAAATGAATATCCTTCTCAACACTTCGGTTTTCCATAAACTGGTCAATAGTAATGGACATACATCCTTGTTTGGCGGCAGATTTAGTTGGATTTAGGTTATAATCAAGTTCTTCTCCAAATGAATGACATGATGTACCGTCTTCAATGCCATTTATATATAGCTCATTAAAATCCATCTTATCACTTACAGCCAGACAATAAGCGGTTATTTGATCTTGTAACCCGTTCAAGATGATGTTTCTACATAATAAAGAGTAATTCCTATGTTCGGGTTCAAATGCGTAAACTCGTAACTTATGTTTGAAAGCGGCTGGCAGAGCATACATACCGACATTCCCACCGACATCTAATAAGATATCTCCTTCGGATTGTGTATGCAGCCATCGCATCCCCAATTCATCTTTTATGTGTATTCTTTCTACACGTTTCACACATCTGCGATTCGGTGTCAGGTATTTTATACCATTTAATTCTCTGATTTCGTCTGTCATGTTTTTATTTATAAAAAAAATTGACTCTTGATTTATAAAGCATATATAATAGTATCTGTAAGGCATAAAACTTAGGCACAATCAGGCATACCTCCGGGACATCCCATTTAGGCACAATAGGCACAAAATACCCACACAATATGTTTTAATTATGCGTCAGGACGGCTCGCATTATGCGTCCATGCGTGGGAGGCAGAGACACTTACGGCTCAAATGATTGCGGCACTGTGAAAAAGGTACAACCGCAGCCCAAAACTCATCTTGGTTATCTACGGGATGTGAGGGTCCATTAGAGGAAGCTGGGGTAGGAGGTAACGGCTAATCGCCTTCGTTCTTAGGAAATCCCCTTTAGGTAAATGCTGTAGAAACTCACAGAAAGAGTACGGCTTTTTTTACTTCTCCTGCGGATAGGAGAAGTATGCCCAAAATCTACAGAAATAGTGGAAATAAGAACTATTCAGTTCTAAAATTTTAAGCCCCAATAACTATGGAATGAAATGTGGAATGAATAACTGAGTGCAGCGAAGCGAAACGAAGTTATGAGTTACACCGATGAACGTAGTTCATCGATTACTGATAAATAACTGTACTATGAAAACACATGAAATTATTACTGAAGGTCCAATCGATTCTATTAGAAAGGGATTGAGTAAGACCAAAGAAAAGCTGGATAAAAAGAAACTAATGCATGTTGCTAAAGTTTCCGCAAAAAAAGTCCATGATCTTTGGATATCGACTATAGGTAAATATACTCCGGATAACCCAGAACTTGAAGATAACGACCCAGTAGTTAAACAAGATGCAATCGATAAACTGTTAAAAATGTTTGTAGGTAAAGTTTTCAATGAAAACGATTTATCCAAAACGACTCCACCATACAATAGCGGTGATGATATCAAAGAATATCTAACACAACTAGTTATTAATAGAGCAAAAGATAAATTTAGTAAGAAAATGACAGATACACCGCCTGCTGGGCCTGCTCCTAATAGTAGGATCGATTATTTGGGTGTCGGTCATAAATGGAATGGTTCACAGTGGTTAAGAATTACCGGCGCCGGTTTTGTTCCAGCAACTGATCAGGCGGCAGTACAAGCGGCGTGGGATGCTGCAAATCCATAACTAGAAATAAGGAAGTCCTGACTTATTCGTTACTTCCATATTATCGCTTATGATAGATGAAATGATTTCCATTTCTTCACTACTCAAATGCATTGCTTCACTGTAGCTAATACTTCCTCTCATATTCCAGCATATAACAAGTAAGTTTTTCTTGATGGCTTTTACAGACTTTTCCATATCTTTCAGCATTTTTACAATGCTCTGGTTATCTAGCTGTAAAAGCCTTACCCGAAAAAATCAGAAAATTCCAATGAAAGTTTAGTAATATATTCATTTCCGCACTTATCACAAGTGATATGCATATCGGATATCTTTTCATTTTTAGCATTCATTTCGAATATCTTTTTCTTTATTGCCTCGTATGTGATTCTATCACAGTTATCAATAAACTCATTTAGATGTACAACGTTATCAATTTTTTTACCATCGGGCATTTCTATATATAATATACTATCGGTTATCTGATTTAATGTCAAATCCGCAATTTTTGCTACAATATCGTTGAGGATAAACAATCTATTCTCTTCATCTTCATCTTTATTTGTTGCTACCATTATAGCTCTTTTTTGCTCATATGCTTCTAAGTTCTTAGAGTTTATAGTCTTAAAGTTTTGTGGTTTAAAAAATATTTTTAAATCTTTATATACAGCGGGAACATTTAGATCGGGAACTTGTATTCTATCTAGAACACTTGATAAGTCTATTTTATAATCATCTACGTTTCTACATTGTTCATTCGGACATTCAGAAGTTATAGTTAGTGTCTCGCCATACGAAGCAATTCTGATAGCGATTAAAATAGAATCAAGGTCAATAGATGGAACCCAGTTAGCATCCTTTATGGAAGGTATGCAGCTTTCTATAATTTTTCTAGTAGCAGAACCATTTAAAAGAGCATCAGGGGTTTGGAGAATAATATCATCTTTTGCCGTCATTGGGAAAACTTCTACTTCGCCGTTATCACTTGCAAGCATTCCTTCAGGATACCATTCTCCTTTACTCGGAAGTTCTAGAACTAATGCCGGCACACGAAAGTAACTTTGTAGTGGATTTGTATTCATATTGATAACTCCATAACGATAAATATCTGTATGAATATTTATTTGATTAATAATGGCGGTATATAATTATGGCGGCAACGAATGATGATATTGTTAATAGTCTTGCATCATTGATGACTGCTAGTGAAAGAAACACCAATAGTATTGTCGATGCTCTTTCTTTGATATCTGGCGGTAATGGAACCGGCGGCGGTGGCGGCGGAAGAAGAGACATTGATAATTTCAGAAGGCAACTACGCCAAGCGGGTGGTGAACTAGAAAATATTGACGATATTTTAGAAGATACTGCCGATAACATGAGTTTATTTTCTACTAGTGCGAAAAATGCAGGAAAGAACCTTGCTAAAGCCAGCGGTGATGTTGCTGGCGGTCTAATGGATTCCAAACAGTCTTTCACCAGTTTCCAACCAATAATCAAAATGGTTGCTGATCAGCTTGGTAAAATGGCCGAAGCTGCTGGCGAAGCAGCAAGTGCCATTCCATTCATTGGTGGGTTATCAACTGCTGCTGGTAAAGCCGGAGCAGCTATAATTACGGCTGGAGCCGCTTTCAGTGGTTTTGCACTGGGTCAGTTGCAGAAATATACAGACACAATGAGAACATTACAAGCCCAAGGTGTACAATTTGCCGGTGGCCTGACTGAAATGGGTGAAAAAGCTAACGAAACGGGACTTCTACTCACACAATTTCAGACGTTCACGAAAAAAGCAAATGCTGAGTTAGTACTTCTCGGTGGTTCAGTGTCCAATGGTGTTACTACATTTAATACGTGGATGAGATCATCGATTGGTGCAACAAAAGCCGAACAAGCTGCCAGTATAAAATTAAGAGAAGAACGTGAATTGGAACTAAGAAGTCTTGGGTACTCATTTGAAGAAGCTAGGGAGACACAAGCGGAATATTTGGCAATGGTTCAGCGAACAGGGCAGTTACAGTATATGTCTCAAGAGGAAGTGAGAACCGGCGCACAACAGTATGCTAAAAACCTTAAACTACTAAGTTCCTTCACTGGCGAAGAAGTAGATGCAATACAAAAGAAACAACAGGAAGCTATGAGATCAGCGGCTGTTCGTGCTTCATTGGATGAACTAGCCGAACAGAACATTACCGGTGTAACTGATAATTTTAAACAGTTGACAACAGTAGCAGCACAGTTTGGTCCACTGGGTCAAAAAGTTATCGATGAAGTGTTGTCCAGAGGTAGATTGGTTTCAGACGATACGTTGCAGTTTGCAAGAACAAACGCCTCTTTGGTAAAATGGTTAACCGATCAAACGCTACAAATAAAGCAAGGTGCAAACCCAAAAGCATACTCAGATGCTATGTTTTCCAGTTATAAAGCTGCTACTGAAGGTTTTGCGGCTGACGTAAAAGGTAATAGGTGGATTGCACAACTAGCTACTATTCCTGGTGCCGCCCAGGAAGGTATCATTAAAACTGTACAAGACACATATACTTTTACATCTGATGCAGTTAGAAAACAGGTTGCATTGGATAATACGAAACTAAGTGCCGATATCGAAGGCGCTGCTAAAGGTTTAGATAAAACGACACAACAGGTCAACAAAGCATCTCAATCTTTACAAAATGCTGCTGAACAACTACAAGAACTGGGACAAAAAACCCTCGGTGTCGGTGGAACTTTGGTTGAAATATCATCTAAATCTATTGAGTTTGTGGCAGAACAATTAAATAATCTTGGTACAATTTTGGAAAAAATGAATGGTGTGAACAATCCAGATAGCAGTAGCACATCTTCCGCAAGGCGGACCGCCAAAGTGGTGGACGAACTCGGTGCGGTCGATGCCTCTGGTAATCCGATAGGAAGACAAATATACGATCCTACGACTTCGGGCCTTAATCCGTTCAGAGGTTCCACGTCCGAGAGGTACGGTAAGTTTGGGGATTTGATCTCAAGTGATAAAAAAATAGATGACGAAGAAAAGCAACATCTTAAAACTAACATTGAGGAACTAAAGAAAGAAATAGCTGATCTTAGAACAGATGCCTCTAAACAGCGTGGTTTCGAACGCAATAGAACAAACAAGGAAATTGAAGATAGTAATGCAGTTCTGGAAACTCTACAAGAGTTATTAAAAGAAGCCAAAAAAACAAGTTCAAACACCGCTGACGTAGCATCAAAACCTGACTAATGAATATTTTTCTAATAAATACCCTATATAAAAGGAATACGAATGTCTTGGCGCAAACACTTTAAACTACACAGTTCTACATCCAGCCCATTGACCCATGCGAACGCTGGTCATAGTAATACAGACTCCTTTGGGTATGGAAACTGGGCAAACAATCTACCAGATGTATATACTGGTCACCCTAACCGTATTGAACGATATGCTCAATATGAGAATATGGATGCTGATGCTGTAGTCAATGCTGCCCTAGACATTATTGCTCGTTCTTGCACACAGAAAAACGTAGAGAACGGTACTTCTTTCGACATTTATTTCAACGAAAAAGCAACTGATAATGAAATCAAGATGCTCCGTGAAGCACTTATCCAATGGTGGAAAATTAACGATTTTGAAAAACGTATCTTCAAGATTTTCAGAAACACCATCAAGTACGGTGACCAAGTATTTATCCGTGATCCAGAGACAATGGAGTTATACTGGGTTACGATGGAAGATGTTGTTAAAGTTATCGTGAACGAAGGTGATGGTAAGAAACCAGAGCAATACGTTCTTAGAAACATCAACCCAAACTTCGAAAACATGACGATGACCCAGCATACACACCAGGATGCATCAACTGGCGTAACGTCTACCGGAACAAGTGTAAATCAAAGTTATTTACAGCCACAGGGTGGGTATGCTATGGATGGTGGTTCTCGTTTTGAACAACAAATCAACGAGAATGCTATTGCTGTTGAACACATTGTTCATTGTACCCTAACAGAAGGACTTGATGTATCTTGGCCTTTCGGTACATCCATTCTTGAGAAAATCTATAAAGTATTCAAGCAGAAAGAACTTCTTGAAGACGCAATCCTAATCTACCGTATTCAACGTGCCCCAGAACGCCGTGTATTCAAGATTGATGTAGGTAATATGCCTTCCCATATGGCTATGGCTTTTGTTGAGCGTGTAAAGAACGAAATCCATCAAAAGCGTCTACCGTCTGTAAACGGTGGTCAAAATGCTATGGATGCTACATATAACCCACTATCAACTGGTGAGGATTATTTCTTCCCAACAACTGCTGATGGTCGTGGTTCAAGTGTGGAAACATTAGAAGGTGGTTCTAACCTTGGCGAGATTAATGACCTATTATATTTCAACAATCTATTACTACACGGATTGCGTGTACCGAAAACATATATCTCAACCTTCTCAAGTGACGGAAACTCTGCTTATAATGATGGGAAATTAGGCCAATCCTTGATGGAAGAACAGGTATATAACGACTTCTGCATGGGATTACAAACTCTTATTGCTCCAACACTTGACCAAGAATTCAAAATTTTCCTTTCTTACCGTGGTCTTGAGATTGATAACTCTGTGTTTGACTTACGTTTCAATGAACCACAAAATTTTGCTGCCTATCGACAAGTAGAGGTGGATAGTAACCGTATTAGTACATTTACACAACTGAAAGATGAACCATATATGGCGAAACGTTTTCTAATGAAACGCTATCTCGGTCTTACAGAAGAAGAGATGCAAGAGAATGATGAGATGTGGCGTGAAGAAAATTCTCAAGACGATACATTACCTATTAGCGGAGAAAGTATGCGCGGTATTGGTATGAGTCCTGGTGGTTTCGAGAGTGATATGGAACTTGCCGATCCCGAACAGCCTGATATGGGAGATGATATGGGTCTAGAAGACGAAGGCGGAACTCCTGTTGAGGGCGGTGAAGACCTTGATATTTGATAAATAAAAGAAAAAGGTACAGTGATGTTTTTAGCAGAGTTATATACCCGCCCCGAAGACCAAGAAGGACACCTTGACCAGAAAGAAGATGAGTCAAGAGCAAATAAATCCGATACTCGTAAAACACGATTAACCCTTGCCCATATTAACAAACTTCGTATGATGAATGATGCGAGGACAGTAGAATATGAGGAAAAAATCAAACAGATTCAGCAACAATACAAAGCACCTTCGGAAGAAGGCGGTGAAATGTCACTATAAAACTCCAAAAAATGCAAAAAATAAGTTATTTGCTAAATATATAAGCACTTATTGGTAAATAAGTGTATAGAAGCCTATTAACTTTAAAGGAGTTTTACTAATATGAGCAAGTTTGAAAAACTAATTGAATACGTAGTAAATGAAGAAATGGACAAGGCCCGTAGCCTTCTCCACGATATCTGCGTAGAAAAATCCCGTGAAATTTATGAAAACATTCTAGATGAAGAAGACCTAGATGAGTCAGAAGACGAAGAAATGGACATGGACGATGAAGACGAACTAGGAGAATCTTTCGTAGATGAAGACGAGTTCTCTAATAAACTTCCATCCGACGATATGATTGATGATATCGAAGCTGATGAAGCTGGTATGACAATGGAAATGGACGATGAGATGGGTGACGAAGACCTAGAAGATCGTGTTGTTGATCTAGAAGATGCATTAGATGACCTAGAAGCAAAATTCTCTGAAATCGTAGACGGCGGTGAATACGGCGACGAAGAAGACGAAGATGAACTAGGTATGGAATTCGACGACGAAGAAGGTGACGACGAAGAAATGGACATGGACGATGAAGAAGACGACGACATGGACTTCGGTGACGAAGAAGATGAAGTTGAAGAAACATTTGTTCGTGAATATAAAGAAAAAGTCGCACCAGCAAAGGGCGAAGACCCAGGTAAAGGCCACGGACCAGTTGCTAAATCAGGCAAAGGTTCAATGCAAACCAAGGGTTCAATGTCCGACAATGCGACTCCGAAATCAGGTGATTTCGCTGGCGGCATCAACACTGAACTAGGTAAACACGACAAAGTTCCAGCAGCCAAGAGCGAAGACCCAGGCAAGGGCAAAGGCCCAATGCCAAAGAGTCACAACTAAGGCTCCTTAGAGAGTTAAAGGAAAGTAAAAATGGCTTCTTACTTGAGAGAACACCTTACCTTCAATCAGGCACAAATCGTCGTTGAAAGTGCCAATGAAGGTAAGGAACTCTTTATGAAAGGCATTTGTATTCAAGGTGATGTACAGAACGCTAACAAGCGTGTATATCCAGTGAATGAAATCAATAATGCTGTTAAACAGATTACAGAGAAATTAAAGAACGGTGAATCAGTTCTAGGTGAAGTAGACCACCCAGACGATTTGCAGATAAACCTTGACCGTGTATCTCACACTATTGAAAATATGTGGATGGAAGGTGCAAACGGTTTCGGTAAATTAAAGATTATTCCAACTCCAATGGGTAAGCTCGTGCAAACCATGTTGGAGTCTGGCGTAAAGTTGGGCGTATCAAGTAGAGGTAGTGGTAATGTTAATGAAAGCAATGGCACTGTCTCAGATTTCGAAATTGTCACAGTGGACGTAGTAGCCCAACCATCAGCCCCAAATGCATATCCAACAGCCATCTATGAAGGCTTATTGAATATGAATGGTGGGCAAGCACTTCTGAACATCGCCAAAGAGGCTGGCGAAGATCAAAAAGTTCAGAAATATCTAAGAGAAGGCGTTATTCGTCTTATCAAAGACCTAAAACTTTAGGATAAACAAGGAGAACTATATGTTCGATGCACTAAAACCATTATTGGAAAGCGATCTAGTCAATGAAGAAACCCGTCAGGCTATTCAAGAAGCTTGGGAAGAAAAAATTGGCGAAATCAAAGAGCAATCCAAGGCGGAACTCCGTGAGGAATTCGCTCAAAAATATCAGCACGATAAAACAGTAATGGTTGAAGCACTTGATAATATGGTAACTGAAAGTCTACAGGACGAGCTAAAGCAGATCGTAAAAGAAAAGCAAGCTCTTGCTGAAGACCGTGTGAAGTTCAATAAAAAAATGACAGAATCTGCACAAAGGTTTGACCAGTTCATGGTTACTAAACTAGCAGAGGAAATCAAAGAACTTCGTTCTGACCGTAAAGTACAAGCTGAAGCACTAGCTAAGTTTGAAGACTTCATGGTTCAAGCTCTAGCTGAAGAAATCGAAGAATTCCAAGCTGACAAGAAAGACCTAGCTGAAACTAAGGTTAAACTTGTAACAGAAGCGAAAACTAAGATTGCTGACCTACAGAAAGCATTCATCAAGAAATCAGCTAAACTTGTGGAAAGCACAGTTACTAAAAACCTTACAAAAGAACTTACTCAACTCAAAGAAGATATTGATGCTTCAAGAAAGAACGACTTTGGTCGCCGCATCTTCGAAGCTTTTGCATCTGAGTTTGGTGCATCCCACCTAAACACAAATGTAGAAATCAAGAAACTCGAAAAAGAACTAGCTAATCAGAAAGCTCTAGTTGCTGAGTCCAAGGACAAAGTATCTAAAGCCGCTCGCCTAGTTGAAAGTAAGGATCGTGAACTTGCTGGTGTCAAAGACAGCATCAAGCGCACAAAGGTTATGCAAGAACTTCTACAACCATTAAATCGTGAGAAGGCAAATGCTATGCGTGAGCTACTTGAATCTGTTGAAACAGGTAAACTACAAACAGCATTCGACAAATATCTACCTGCTCTGCTAAACGAAACCCGTAAACCATCAACCCAAAAGAAAGTGGTAACCGAGTCCCGTTCAGAAAAAACAGGCGATAAAAACAAAGTAAAGCCAGAAGCAGATGTCGTAGAACTAAGCGATATCCGTAAATTGGCTGGTTTATAAAATAGGAGACAAATACAAATGTCACAACCACTACTAGAAAGCCGCTGGGACGAAACTAAAGGCGCTCTACTTGAGGGTCTAGAAGGTTCCAAGCGCAACTCAATGAGTGTTGTTCTTGAAAATACAAAGAAAGCACTACTACGCGAAACAGCAACTGCTGGTGCAACAGCACACGGTAACGTAGCTACTCTAAACAGAGTTATCCTACCAGTTATTCGTCGTGTTATGCCAACTGTTATCGCAAACGAACTAATTGGTGTTCAGCCAATGCAAGGTCCAGTTGCACAAATCCACACACTACGTGTTCGTTACGCTGATACCGTAACATCCACAGGTGGTACAGGCGCAACTGCTGGTGATGAAGCTCTATCACCATATCGTATCGCAGAAGCATATTCTGGTGCTGATACAACAACAAACGCTAACAATGACGCTCGTGCAGCTTCTACAGCTACACTAGAAGGTGACCCAGGTCAGCGTATGAACATCCAGATTGTCAAGCAACCTGTTGAAGCTAAGTCCCGTAAGCTATCCGCTCGCTGGACTTTTGAAGCTGCACAGGACGCAGACGCAATGCACGGCATTGATATCGAAGCTGAAGTAATGGCAGCACTAGCACAGGAAATCACACAGGAAATCGACCAAGAAATCCTCGGTTCCCTACGCGCCCTAGCCGCTACCGAATACACCTTCGATCAAAACACCGTTTCAGGTACTGCCACATACGTTGGTGACGAACACGCTGCTCTAGCAGTTCTAATCAACCGTGTTGCTAACCTAATCGGTCAGCGCACACGCCGTGGTCTAGGTAACTGGGCAGTTGTTTCCCCAGAAATGCTAACAGTTCTACAGAGTGCTTCTACTTCAGCATTCGCTCGTACAACTGAAGGTACTTTCGAAGGTCCAACCAACCAGAAGTTCGTTGGTACGCTAAACAGCACAATGAAAATCTACGTAGACACATATGCTGCTAACACAACACCTGTCCTAGTTGGCTATAAAGGCAACACAGAGACAGATGCGGCTGCATTCTACTGCCCATATATCCCACTAATGAGCAGTGGTGTCGTACTAGACCCAGCAACCCTAGAGCCAGTAGTTGGCTTCATGACTCGCTACGGCTACGTGGAACTCACAAATACGGCATCAAGTTTTGGTAATGCCGGCGATTATCTTGGAGAAATTGCCGTAAGTAATATTTCCTTCCAGTAAGGAAAAGTTGCGAAAGCAAACCCAAATGGGTCAAAAGATTGGGGAGAACTTCGGTTCTCCCCTTTTTTTATATTGACTTTTTATATTTGATAGTGCGATAATGATAAATAAAAGTGTAGGTCACGAGGCGGCAACCTCTACCTACTCTATATACGAAAGGAAAACGAATGTATACAGCATATACTTATTTACTAACTCATAAACCAACGAACACATTATACTACGGAGTGCGCTACTCTGTCAATAGAAAAAATATGGAACCCGAAAAAGACCTTTGGGTGGATTATTTCACATCATCATCAAGGGTTCATCAACTTATTGCTGAATATGGTGCTGATAGTTTTATTGTGGAGATTGATAAAGTCTTTGATAATAGGGATGATGCTATTGCGTATGAAGAAAAGTATTTGGTAGAAAATCAGGTTCAGCATGATTCAAGATACCTAAATGGTAATATTGCTGGGGCAATCTTTGCCACGGAAGAAAGTTTCCAAAAGATAAGCGAAGCATTATCCGGTGTTCCCAAAAGCGAAGAACACAAACAAAAAATTAGCGAAGCACTAAAAGGACAAAACAAGGACTATTGTAAAACACCTGAATACCGAGAAAATATGTCAAAAATAATGATGGGAAAAAATAACCCACGATATGGAAAAGAAGTAAAACAGGAAACCAGAGACAAGATAAGTCAAGCCAATAAAGGAAAGCCAGCACATAACAAAGGAGTTCCTATGAGTGAAGAACAAAAGGCTAAACTATCCGCTGTTATGAAAGGAAGAAAACAAGACCCAGAAGTTGTAGCCCGTAGAGCAAAATCACAAACTGGTCTAAAGCGTCCCACGAAGCATTGCGTTCATTGTGGCAAGGATGTTGCTGTAAATGTTTATCCACGCTGGCATGGTGATAACTGTAAAGAATCCTCTTGACAAACTATCAAAATATGCTATACTAACCTTACGATAACTTTTATGGAAGTTTACGTCATGGCTGAACCTATTTGTAAAACAGATGCAGATGGAACCAAAGAATGGTGGCTAAATGGCGAACTTCATAGAACAGATGGCCCTGCTGTTGAAGATGCAGATGGAACCAAAGAATGGTGGCTAAATGGCGAACTTCATAGAACAGATGGCCCTGCTATTGAACATGCAGATGGAAGCAAATTTTGGTATCTAAATGGCAAACGACATAGAACAGATGGCCCTGCTGTTGAACATGCAAATGGAACCAAATATTGGTATCTAAATGGCGAACGACATAGAACAGATGGCCCTGCTTATGAACATGCAGATGGAAGCAAATTTTGGTATCTAAATGGCAAACGACATAGAACAGATGGCCCTGCTGTTGAACATGCAGACGGAACCAAAGTTTGGTGGCTAAATGGCGAACTTCATAGAACAGATGGCCCTGCTGTTGAAGATGCAGATGGAACCAAAGTTTGGTATCTAAATGGCAAACAAGTAAATGGTCCATATGATATTATGTCAGACAAAGATGCCTTTTGGTGGAGTTTGGTAAACTAAACAATAAAATCCTCTTTTATGATAAATACTACTGAACTATCCTATGAGATAGACTTATGGGGAACACCATCCCCGTAGCCCTAGAACGGCATATTATAAGGAGAAAACAAAATGGGTCGTCCGATTAACAAAAACAAGATTGGTCAAGGTGCTGGTCGTATCAAAGTTTCAAGACACTTTTTCACAGGTGGTAGTGAACTAACAACAAACGCTTGGATTGTTAACCAGCGTTCAACATATGAGTTCACAGTTTCCGATGGTGTTTCAACTGAAGTTCTTACATTGGTTGACAAAACAGGTTCACTCGTAGCGGGTGAATTCACAGTCAATGCTGTTCTTGATGATTCAACTGTTGTTCAGGTTACTAAACTACGTAATCGTACAATTCAGTATGATGATGCAACAAATATTGGTTATGAGCTTGAGGGTGTAGAAGGTGGTGACCACACTACTGATGACAATCGCGCATCCGTGGAAACACAGAGCTAAACTCAATAATCTAATATTACAAAATCAATAAAAGAAATAGTCATGGTAAATACTGTGACTATTTTTTTTATGGGAAGCTTATGAATAAAGAACAAAAACGATTATGGAAGCGTGAGCAGAAAGAGTTAAAGCGACTAGCGAAAGAAAACTCTGGTAAACCATTGAAGCATCCAGCCGCAGAATCTGCGTTTGTATTTGGTAATGGTATAACTAGAAAAGAAATGGACCCAGAAACATTACGAGGCAAGGGAACCATTTACGGGTGTAACTTTTTTTATGAAGATTGTGTCCCTGATGTATTGATTGCGGTTGATATGGCTATTGCTAATCATATTCAGAAGTCAGGTTATACCAAAGACAATCTAATGTATACACGAAATCCTGTGAAATGGTTTGGTAAAGAAACCAAGGTACAAGAGATAAAAAAGAATAATGCGTATAGTTCTGGTCCTGTGGCCTGCACTTTGGCCTGCGAGGCGGGGCATAGGTATATCTATATGATTGGATTTGACTTGATGGGATTGGGTAAGTTTGATGATAAAAAAGAGAAACGCAAACTGAATAATGTCTTTGCTGATAGAGAGTTTTATAAGAAAAGCAACGCTGATGAAACGCATTATAACAACTGGATTATGCAAATGACTGATATAATGAAAGAGTTTCATGATAGAAAGTTCATTAGGGTTAATCCACATTTAGATTATAGTCCGTTGGAGTGGAGGGATTTACATAACTATAAGAGTATCCATCTAAAACATTTCCTCCAACAGATAAATACATAAAACAGGAGTTTTGCAGTGTCTAAAACATTTATCGTAGATGGTGAGTTTAATGTAGAATCTACAGGGGATATAACCCTAGAAAGTACAACGGGAACAGTGAACTTACAAGGTGCTGGTGGTCCAACAGTTTTCACCGGAGACGTGACTATTACTGGTGATCTGGATATTCAAGGGTCAACAACCACTGTTGATACTATCAATACAACCATCAAAGATAATATGATTGAGCTAAACTCTGGTGAAAGTGGTGCTGGTGTATCTCTCACATACGCCGGTGTAGAGATTGATCGTGGAAGCTTACCTAATGTGAATATTCGTTGGAATGAAACAAGCGACGAATGGGAACACACTACTGACGGTTCTACTTGGGGAACTATCCCATCAAGCGTTGCTCCTGGTATTTTCCTTACTGATATTGTGCAAGATTTGACCCCGCAGTTAGGTGGTGACCTAGATGTAAATGGGCAATCTATTGTAACAACAAGCGGCGGCAACATTGTTCTTGCCCCAGATACGACAGGTGATGTTCTACCTGGTACTGATTCACAGTATGACTTTGGTGCTACTGGAACACGATGGGCGACCATTTATGCTGATACCGTAGATGGTACAACACTAACAGGAACACTATCAACTGTTACACAAAACAACGTAACCACTATGACTTCATTAGCATCAGTTGGTGCTTTAGACAGCGGTTCTATCACCGCAAACTTTGGTAATATTGATAATGGAACAAGCAATATTACATCTGGTGGTATTTGGACTATTGATGTGGATGGTACTGCTATTGGTGCTGCTGGTTCACTAAACTTTGGTGCCGCTGGAAACGATGCTGCTATTTACTGGAATGGAACGAACCTTGAGATTGATACCACAGTTGGGTTAGATATTAGTATTTCTGGTACTCCTCAAGCTGTTATGGATGGCTCTGGTGATTGGAATCTACAAGCAAACAATCTAACCACAACTGGCGATATTACTGCTACAAATGTAACTGGTACTTTACAAACTGCTGCCCAGCCAAATGTTACATCATTGGGAACGCTAACCGCATTAGACATTGACCAGATTACTATCAACGGTAATCGTATTTCATCTAACACCACAAACTCTAATATTGAAATGGACCCAAGTGGTACTGGCTTTATTGAGATGATTGGTACAAATGGTTTCGTTCCACCTAAAGGTACAACAGGAGAACGCCCTGGTTCTCCAAGTGGTGGCATGACCCGTTTCAATACAACCAGTGGTAAACTAGAGTTTTGGAATGGTGCTTCTTGGGAACCGGCTGGTGTTACAATCACTGGTGAAATTTTTGGTGATACATTCACAGGTGATGGTTCTACTGCTGCTTTCACCATGTCTCAAACAACAGACAACGATAACGAACTGTTCATTACAATCAACGGTGTTGTCCAAGACCCTGGTATTGCTTATACTGCTGCTTCCAACGTGGTTACATTTACATCTGCACCAGCAGACGGTGATAGCATTATCATTCGTAACCTATACGCTGCACAGGGTGTAACGCAGATTATTGATGCGGATTCCGACACATATGTTCAGGTTCAACAACTTGCAACAGATACAGATACTATTGAGTTCTATGCTGGTAGCGTAAACATTTCTGATATGACTTCTACTGGTATGCGCCTTGGTGGAGCAAATGCCCGTGTAACAACCATTCTTGATGAAGATGCGATGGGTTCTGATTCAGCAACTGCACTAGCCACACAACAATCTATTAAAGCGTATGTGGATGGTAAAAACAGTATTTCACAAGGAAATACAAGCATTACTATCACGGATGCTGGTACTGGTGATATTAATATTACAGTTGATGGGGGAACATTCGCCGCATATACAGTTGCTGGTGGAGCTAACTTCCAAGCAAATAATATCACAACAACTGGTGCTATACAGGGTGGCGCAAGTTCTGGTGTTGGTATTGCTAGAACAGATGGTACATTCCACGTTCATACAGCAAGTGCCGGAACATGGACCGCTCCAACAAACTTTGATGATTTGGTTGTTGAAAATAATACAAATGGTGGTATTGTGGTTGGCGTTCCAGACGCCGATGAGGGCGTTATTGGTATTTCTTCTCCATCCACGACAGGTGCAGTTGGCTATGGAATGCTATGGGATTATGATGTTGGTATCGGACGTTTATTCACATCTAAAGTTGGTGGGTCTATACGATTAGACGCCGATAATCAGATTCCTAACCTCACCCTATCCGGCGGTTCAGGTTCAGAGTTAGCAACGTTTGCGGGTGATATAAGACTAACTGCCGGAGATATTCTCCCATCTGCGTCATCCACTATCCAAAATGTCGGTTCACCTACTGATAAGTGGACTAATATGTACGCAGATCAGTTCCACGGTGTAGCAACAATAGCACAATACGCTGACGTTGCGGAACGCTATCATGCGGATGCAGAATACTATCCCGGTGATGTTGTTGTATTCGGCGGCGACAATGAGATAACAATGTCTACACTATACAATGATCACCGTGTGGCTGGTGTTATTTCTGGCGCACCAGCGTATATGATGAACAGCGAAGCTGGACCAAACGAAACACACCCATATGTTGCTCTAACTGGTCGTGTTCCTTGTAAGGTTCGTGGAACTATCAACAAAGGCGATCTTCTTGTAACATCTGATATACCGGGCGTTGCTATTGCACGTAACGTAACTACACCGTTCTTACCTGGCACTATTCTGGGTAAAGCACTTGAAGAGTACGATTCAGAAGAAGTAGGCATGATTGAGGTTGTACTTGGGCTATCATAATCTTTCTGTTTTGGATAAATATTAGAAACAGTGGAGATTTAGATGGCAGTTACGAGAATCAAACGTGATCAAATTACAGACGGCGAAGTTGTACAGGCTAAAATCGGTACAGGCGAAGTAACTGGTGCCAAACTAGAAGACGATATTACATACAACAGTAATATGATTATCACTGGTAACTTGACTGTTCAAGGAACCACTACAACTCTTTCCACAACAAACACAGTTATCGAAGACCCCCTTCTATACTTGAGTTCTACTGAAACAGGTACACCAAGTGCTGACGCTGGTTTCATCGTTGAGCGTGGCACATCAACTAACGTTGGTTTCATTTGGGATGAAAGTGCTGATGAGTTTGCTGTTATCGGTGACACTGCTGAAACTGGTGGAACTGCTGGTGATGTGACTATTACTGGTTATGGTGATCTTCGTGGTAATACGATATATGCCCAGACAGGATTTAGTGGTGATGGCTCATCTCTAACTTCACTAACAGCCGCAAACATCAGCACAGGAAACCTAGCACAAGGTGTTCAGACGTATATTGCCGGAGACTCTGGTAATACTGCTTATAAGATGGTGTTTATCGATTCTGCTTCAGCAGTATCTGGAAACTCAAACTTTATAAAAGATGGTGGTGGTGATGCGGAGTTCACATACAATCCATCAACAAATACACTAACAGTAGCTAATGTCGTCGGTAATGCTGACACTGCTGATGCGTGGTCTACAACAAGAACAATCACTATGTCTGGTGATGTAAGTTCGGACGCTGTGAACATTGATGGTTCAGGTAATGTAACTATTACGAATACTGTTGTTGCTAACGACAGTCATACTCACGATATGGCAAATCTTACTGGGACTACATATGCCGCTGGGTCGGGTGCAAACCTAACTTCACTAACAGCCGCAAACATTTCAACAGGTAGTTTAGCGGATGGGGTCGATCATTATATGACTGCATCATCAACCGCTTCAGCATTCAAGGTTGCTTTAGTAGACACAACAGGTGATGCTTCTGGTAACTTTGGTATCAACTTTGATAGTGGAACTGGTGAGTTTACATACAATCCATCAACTAATACACTAACCGCATCAAATATTGCTGGTACACTAACCACAGCCGCACAATCAAACGTTACAAGTCTTGGTACACTAACTACGCTAACAGTTGATAACCTAACTATCAACGGAAACACGATGCAGTCTGATTCTGGTGCCTTTATTATTGAAGGTCAAGCAGCATCTGAAATAGCAATCAACGAGGCTGGCGCAGATGTGAATACTCGTATTGAAGCATCTGGTGAAGCAAATGCTATCTTCGTAGAAGGCTCAAGTGGTAATGTCGGTTTTGGTACTGCGGCTCCATCTGCTGGTGCGACTGTTCATATCAACTCCACCGATTCTATTATTCTACCCGTTGGTCTAACTGGTGAAAGACCAGGATCACCAGCAACTGGTATGACACGCTGGAATACATCTACTGGTAACATTGAAGTTTATAGTGGTTCTGGTTGGAATGCTCTAACACAAGCATCCGATAACCGTATTGATGCTGGTGATTCTTATATCGCAATAACGGATGCTGGAACAGGTTCTATTGAGGTTAATATTGACGCAACAACTGTTGCTACATACGATCCGTATAAGTGGACACTAAATGGCGCAACAGTTCACACATCAGTCTATAACACAACAACAAACGCAACACCAACTGAACTATTTGTAGATGGTTCATCAACGAGACTATCTATTGCGTCTGGTAAGGTATGGGCATTCACGGCACTTATTGCTGGGAGAAGAACAGATGTTGCCGGTAATACTGCTGGATATAAACTTGAAGGTGTTATTGAGAATATAGGTGGAACAACAACATTGGGTGGCTCTGTAAAAACAATCTTTAATGAAGACGATACAAACTGGGATGTTGCTGTTTCTGCTGACGATGCAAATGACGCACTGGTATTCACAGTTACTGGTGTCGCCGCCCACACAATATCGTGGCGAGCAAGTGTAACATATGAGGAAGTATAATGGGTCAGATTATTATTAGCGCACAAGATGAAGCAGTAACAACAGGTGGTGGCGAAACATTTGCTGGATTAGCATCACCTGCTTTCACAGGAACACCAACGGCACCAACTGCTGCTACAACAACAAACACAACACAGATTGCTACAACAGCATTCGTACAACAGGAACTTGGTGGTATTTCTGCAAATGCAATTACTGAAGGCAATACGAATATTACTATAACAGATACAGGATCAAACGGGACAATTTCTTTTGTAGCAGATGGAACTACTATAATGACCATCATTGATGGTAATACTACTATGTTAAACGGTATTTCTACGTCTAAAAATGATGGGTTTGATATATCGATATCGGCTACGCAAAATTCAACATCGTCAAGCGCGGATGCGTATTTTTCAGCAAATGTTATTTCCTCATCAGCCGGCGATGCATTTATGAGATATTACATACAAGCATCTAATATAACTTATCTCATGGGTATAGATAATAGTGATAATGATAAATTAAAAATAGGTGCTGGTAGTTCTCTTGGGTTTGTCGATAATATTGTTATAAATCACGCTAATGATGACATTGTTTTAAATAATAACATAACCATTGATTCGTCTGGTGATATCCTACCATCAGCAACATCCACTATCCAAAATGTCGGTTCACCTACTGATATGTGGACTAATATGTACGCCGCACAGTTCCACGGTGTAGCAACAAAAGCACAATACGCTGACTTGGCGGAAAACTATGTAGCAGACGCCGATTATGAAAACGGAACAGTTCTTTCATTCGGCGGCAAACATGAAGTAACAGTATCAACTATTGATGGTGATAAGCGTATTGCTGGTATCGTATCAACAGCCCCAGCCCACTTGATGAACTCAACACAAACAGGTGAGTTTCTTGCTGCTGTAGCACTTTCAGGTCGTGCCCCTTGTAAAGTTACAGGCACAGTCCGTAAAGGTGATATGATGGTTTCCAACGGTGATGGTACAGCCCGTGCCGAAGAAAATCCACAAATGGGTCAAGTCATTGGTAAAGCATTGGAAGACTTTGAAGGCGAAACAGGACTTATTGAGGTGGTTGTTGGTCGCCTCTAAATAGCATATGCTAACTAAACAATATGTGGATACCTATAAAGGCGAGCGTATATATGAACTTACCATAAAGAATGGTAAGAAAATCCGCACACCAATCCAGATAAAAAATAACATCAAATACAAGAACACATCGTATATTGGATTGTGCTTTGCTGGTCCAACTGACTTACCTTTAAAGCATATGAGCCTACCCTACCCAACATTCTCTTATGAGCAAGCGGATTTCACGGTACATGATAAAACATACGAACACAAAGGTAACGAGAACACCATACCATACAGACCAATGCTTTCCAGACCAGCATCACTTATATACGTGGCGGCATTCTATAAGTTTGAGACATTGTTTATATTTGGTATGGAAGACCTTACCGATAAACAAGGAGCGAATATATCAACTGTAGTTGATGTATATGATGATACAGATTTTGTTTTGGTATCGGCGAGTGGTAACCAGCAAGTCCCAGAAAGGTTAAGATGGCATACCAATTTTCATCATATCAGTTGGGATAGGTTTAAAACTCTTGTTCAATAGACAGTAGTTTTTTCCTAATAGATTTCTCATTCAATGTACTGAATACGCCAGGATGTAACGGCTTGGGCCAACCACGGAGCTTAGTCCAACAATATCCTTTATGTTCATGATTTAGAATAGGCATAAACTCATTCTCTACCACGAAAACATAAGTGTGGTACTCAAACTTACCATCTTCACTGGTGAACTTTTCTATGGGGATAGTTTTTATATATGGGATAGACCTACCGAGTAATGTTGAGAATGAACCTTTTGCATCTACGTTGATACCAAGTTCTTCACGTAACTCCCGTAAAGCCCCGTCAAACTCACTCTCACCTTTCTTCATCTTGCCACCTGGAAAGCACCAAGTATTTTCATATCTTGGGTGATTATCTCGTAATAAGAATAGGTATCGTTTTGTTGATGAGCAATAGAATAATGCCCCAGCACTCTTTATCATACTGTATTTACAGTGTTAGATAATGATGGCCCAATTTCCAGATGTGTGCATACCTTGATAACTCAATAGCCATTCGGTGCCATCCCATTTATATTGGATGCCTGTGGTGGTGTTTGTTACATACTGTGTTGATGATACCGCGCTCGCATCAAAAGCCACGGTCCACTTATCACCATCGTATTCGATAATATCGTTAGCACTCGCTACGAAATCACCCAAAGCACTGTCTTGGTCATACCCGACACCTTTCCATGCATCTGGTCCATCAAAGTTGTTGCTATCACCGATATCACGGATAATCAAGTATCTTTGACCTGGTTGCGCTGTTGGTAATCCAGCGCCAGGTCCACTCTGTAACGGGTCAATAATCTTATCAACGGCATTTAGACTGTTTGTTGGGATAGTATCAGCGTCTGCGTTGAACAGTAGTTTATAATCATTACTTGGATGGTAGCTTACTGTGCCGATAACTTCTGTTCCATCTTCCAAGTCAATACGTAGTTGTGAAATACCATTTTGGAAATCACCGTAGCTCTCCAATAGCTCACGCCATTTCACATTGTTATCACCGACTTGTGTCGGTGTTCCACTATCCAGCGTATCGTTCTGGTCAGTGTATGTTGCGGTATGGTCCTTCAACGTTACCTCACCGTTCAGTAGGAAAATACTATGGTTGTTCCAAGATGTTCTTACACGCTTACCAATGAGCAATCCGCTATCAATAACACCGTCATCAAAATCACCACTCTCATCGTAAACACTTGCAACGATGCTTCTAATAACACCAAGGCGTTTCTGTTTTGCTGGTGGACTAATCCAGATTGGAATATTGAAGTTGAAAGTCATAATATCAATGCTATCATCAGTACCAGTTGGGACGCTTCTATTTGTCCAAGTGTTACCAACTAACTCCATTCTTGTGAGGGAAGTCCAATCCAAGTAGTTATCTGTTGATTGTATCTCAAGAGATGGATTAAAAATCCACGCAATCTGTTCCATAAGCTGCAACTTCTGACTTGTGTTACTGGTCCATATATCGACGTTGATTTTCATATCGTATGGAACAGGCATAAGTCTCTCAATGGTAAAAGCATTACCTTGTGATGTTGTTAGTTGTCCGGTGTTTTCGTCATAGTCTCTCTGGCGAACATTTAACTTGTCCACGTGATGTGGTTCCTGTACCCAATCACGTTTATAATCCAACGCTGTTATATAAAAGCTCATCATAGGAGTTGGTATTGTTGCGTTCTCACTGTTCTGTCTAATGATAGCATTTACAACTTTACTCGCATCACCATAACGAACAGGAACCGTTCTCAACACCTGATTACCCGCATCGTCTTTTCCATACTCAACCTGAAAGTTACTGAATACACGACTGATTTGTAGTAAGAACCTACGGATTTGTTGACTATAAAAATACTGTTGCGCCATCTTATACCATTCTTGGGTGATATCCCCAAGTCCTAATCATATCTACCCATCCGCTATAATCTTTCTTGCGGAAACTATAGTATTTAATCATACTGGATTTTATTTCTTGTGGTGTATATTTCTTTCCACCGAAGAAGAAATACCAACCGTTTTTTTCTGCTTGAGCAAGCATTTCGTTACGCATATCAAAACCACGCTCTCTGTATGGATTAAACAACTGGATAAACTGGAAACCTGGGAAGTATTCTTTACCTACACTCAAGTCACCATCTTTTCTTTGAGCCATCGTGTTCAGAGCAATACCTGTAATATACTTACTGATATTTGGGATTTCTTCGGCGTATACACGTTCTTCACTCTCAAAACGGTTTACTCTTCCAGCAGAACCTTTAACAATATCAATAAGAAATGTTCCATTGAATGCTACGGATTTAGCCATTCTGATAGCATCTTCATCACCCGCTCTTGCTTTATCTACGGTTTCTTTGTCATGGTCACGTAAATCATCATAAGATACATCTTTTACAGTATTCACAGCGGGTTCTATTTTGTAGTTTTGGTTTAGTTTCTGTTGGTCAATAATCAAGCCAATAGTAGTGCCTACTTGACCCGGTACAAACTGTCTGCGATAATCACGTGTGAATGAAATACTTGGCGGCGTCTTTTTCATGTTATACTTACTCATCTGGGAACGACCTTTTAGTGTATCCTCGTCCATAATCTTAAAGAAACGCTCAAGTTTGGTCCAATGAAATAATGGAGCCATTCTTGCTTCGTCAAGTATTTGTGTATCTTCATTCACTTTTAGCATTCGTTGTAGATTTAGGTGTTGGTTTACATCTTTCCAATGCATTGTGCCATCTTCATATGGATCATTGTGGCGCTTATATGGGGAATATACACCAATATGTAAATCTGTTCCTGGTACTTGGTTCATATGACCTTCCCATTCGGCACCATGTAAATCAGGTTCACCTTTGGACACATATAAATCATATGTTCCAATGTTTCCATACTCATCTTGGTAAGGTCTTAGAGTTTCTTGGACATCGTTGTGTGCTGCTTTCATAGCATCCCAGAACCAAATCTGTTTACCAACAGTTGTTCCACGCAAATCACCAATATTGGATGCGAGACTTTCTAAGTTACGCAAAGACCCAACGGCATATACCTTTAGTGGGTATTTGTCGTAAAGCATTATCTCTTGTGCTTTATATTCCTTGATGATTTGTTCTATAAGCATTGGATATCCTTATGTAAGATGTCCGTGCATGCTTATGCTACCATTGGTAATAGTAATATCATTGGTACTTGTATCGTTTGCTGCTTGAATCTCAATATAATCGTTCTGTGAAAGAACAACGCCAGACAAGATAGTCAATGAACCAACATCTGTTCCTGTTCCCCACGTTCTTGATGTTATTGATTCTGTAATACCAGTACCATTCTTAGTTAGTTGGAAGCGCAAATCTTGGTTATTACCTGCAACCGTCGCAGAAATAGATACAGATAGTAGAAAGTTTCTATCTGTTAGACCTGTATATCTAATCCTACCATTTTGAGGCATATCAATGTCGGAAGTATTATTTGATAATGCTGTTGTTCCAGATGATGGAGTTGTGAATACTCCCGTAGAAGTAATGTTGACAACAGCACTTGATGTAAAACGACCAGAGCCTGTGCTTGGGATTAGACTTACAATCAAATCTCTCATATCTTGTGCTGTGATGCTTCCATCTGCTTGACCGTCCTGAAATAGATTAGTCAATAAATCGCTTTGTGTTCTTGATGTATCCGCCATGTTTTTTCCTTAGTTAAACTCGCTACTAAACTCAGAACTAAACGGATTATAATCATTCACCGTAATACGGAATGACCTATCCGCTGTTCCATTATCGTCTGTTGCCCTAATAGCAAACTGGTATACTGTATTTACCGATACTTGGGCAAATGTTCCGCTCAATACTCCATTAGAAGATAGAGTAAGACCACCAGGTAATGTTCCAGTAATAACGCTATATGTAATCGTTCCTGTGCCCGATGCTACAAATGTTTTAGAATATGCTGCTGCTTCACTAAATGTTCCTAAATCACCAGCATCTGGGCTTGACCAAACTGGTCTTGTTGGGGTTGGGTCAGTATTCGCTGATACTGTGCTTGATGTTGATACCGCATCAATCTGTAAGCTCAATGCCTCGTGTAGAGAAACACGCTCGTCAATCTGGCGGTTATCATCCGTAAATGTGATGTTTGTATTATTCACGAATGTATCACGCTGTGTCTGACCGTCACCAGGTGTCAGTGAAGTTCTTTCCATATTCTCAACTTTGACCCATCGTGTTCCGTTGTACCTGAATAATCTGTTTGGTAGATAATCCAAACGCAACGCATAATCACCATCGCTTGGACTATCTGGGAATGTTGTTCCGCTTGTTACATTGTGTCCGTTTGGAGCAAGACCGTCACCTGTTAGATAACCATCAGTCCAACCATTTGCAACTGGTGTATCGCTTTCTGGGTCAGCATACTCAAATGGTGTCTCGCCAGTTGATGGAATAACATATAGTTGTGAAGTATCATAACCGCTTGCTGGAACCTCTTCCTCTGCTTGGGCAACTACTGCTTGATTATTAGCCAACTCTTGGTTATAAACACTTAGCAAGTCCCGTAGGCTTTCATTGCCCGTCCCGTCAACAATCTTATCCAATATTTGTGAGTATTCTTGGCTATCCACCATTGGTTTCACACGAACACGCCATAGGTGAGGATACCACGTTGGTGAATAACCTTCGCCAGCACGGCTTGCATCTTCTACCACATAATATCTTTTTAGTGCTACTGGAACACTATCGTCAAGTGCCCAAAAGTCCGTGAGGTGTGGGAGTTCCAATACATCACCAGGCATAATCTTTCTGCCCATACGCTCAACCATATCGTTGAGATGAAAAACAAAGTTTAGGTTTTCGTTACTGATGAATAGACCGAACTGCTCATTGGACATATCCATATCTGGTACAGTATAATGCCCACGGAGTTCATATACATCTTCTTCATACACACGGTCCCTGTTCTCCAATAATAGTAAATCTTGGATGTTCAGTTCGCTTTGTGTGTTATAACTTGGCTGTGATAAGTCATCGCTATCCACTGTGGATTTCGGCGTTCCAAGATATTTATGAATCATGATGGCAGTAGCGCCCAGAGTCATCTGTTCGCTAACTAAACGGTCAAAAAAAGTGTAGTCATTATTTCTATTTGCTTGGTATAAACTCAAACGAGGCATACTGTACTCCTATTATAGTATTTATCTAAATACTTTATGGAGCAGTTATACGTGGTACTTGGAAATGGTGAGACTAGGAAAGGTTTTGACCTAACCAAACTAGAAAAACATATCACGTTTGGATGTAATGCCATCTGCCGCGACTTTCATCCAACATACCTTATAGCGGTAGATAGACGATGTGTTGAGGAAGCTGCTGATTTGGGAATATCCATATATACACGACCAAGATGGCACTCAAGTTTCGCTGCATACCCGTATGTTCAGTATCTACCAGAGCTTCCATATAAACCAGAACATAAAGCTGATGAACCTATGAACTGGGGTTCAGGAACCTACGCTGCATACCTAGCTTGTTTACAGAAACCCAAGAAGATTTACTTTTTGGGTTTTGACATTTATAGTATGGGAAACCGCCATAACAACATCTATAAGGGAACACCAAACTATGATGGACCAGATCGCCGACCCGTTGACCCATCATACTGGATATATCAAATAAACAAACTCCATCGGTTATTTCCAGAGATACAGTTTATTCATGTACTTCCTGGCACTTGGCCCAAGGTAGGATCGTGGAACTCACAAAACCGTATATGGATGACAACAGAAAACTTCATAAAAGTGCTTGACAAATCCTAAAAATCTGCTATACTCTATTTGTAAGTTGATAGGAGATACCCGATGGAAGTTTTTCACCTGATTGATATGGATACTGGCCGAATCGTTGATACAAGCGATTTGGGTAATATCGCCGAGCATCATATGGTGCTGTGCGAAGCTGGCCGTAACGTCCGTATGTTTAACCGTGACGAAGTTAAGAAGATTGCTACTAATGATAGTGATCTTACTGTTTTTCCCGGTGAAGGTGGGCAGTTGGAAGCACTCGTTATCCACACGGTAGAAGGCGAAGTGTCCTTGAACGAGATTATTGACATCAAAGATGCACGTAATATGTGGAAAGGTTTTTTCCGTGAAGGCGGGGTGATGGTCCAATGAAATACGCAACACAACACGAAGCAGGAGTTTTCTTTGAACGCGCCCGTAATCATATCAAATATGTTCTTGGTTACGAAGCGGTTGTAAATGGCGAAGTCAACAACTTCAACAACCGAGTTCTTGATCTATTTTGATCGGTCACAGGTTTGGGAAAATCTTTGGCAGTCCTTTGTGTATACACTGGTTGATTACCACGCACCGCAGGGCCTCGATCAGTGGCAGTGAGTGGCAAATCTTCTCGAGTCCGCTGATCATATCCTACCACCCGGTCCGGCGCTGTGGCTATCAACTTTTGCCAGATACCGATCCTGCTGGCATCGGTCTGTGTGGTATCACTGTAAATAGGACGACCAAACGTGTCGCTGGCTGATTGATACACACGGACTGCTAGATTCTTGCCTCTGCCTCTAGGCTCCACAGCCACCGCTCCGCTTTTGAATCCATCCAAGAATTTGTGTAAAGCCAAGTACAGCACAGGCCCTTGATTATCTTTCACGAACACACGCAGATGATCACCCATGTCATAGACTTCGGAGGGTATTCCCTTGAGAGAACCTTTGAGCGGAACCTTTTTATCTTGAGCGTCCTTATAGGCCCAATCGGCCATGCCTTGGCTACTATTCTTAGTGGGAGGCATTTTGACCACTTCCGTCTTTATCATTTCACCTTCTGCGAGATGTTGTGCTTGGCTACGCTGTGTAATTTCTGAAATTTTCATAATAAATCCTCACCTTACTGATATTTATCGTTGTACTGCACGGTTGGCTGCACTAAATGTGGACCTTGGCACTAGTTTAATATCACCTTCAGGGTGTGCTAATACATACCCTTCGCCGCCTGATTGTCCACCTATGCTCTGCTGTACAGTGCCGCCCTGTCTAATGACCCAAAGCAACTGCGTCCGTGGTTACGAGCCACGAATCGGCACATTGTCTGTGTTTGTGATGGCGATGCTGCTGGTCGTAAACTGGCTAAAATGGGTCATGAATCGGTTATACTAAACGATGGCGAAGACCTTGGTGATATGACCGAAGAAAATGTGAAAAAAACACTTGACAAATGGTTATAATGTGCTATACTGTCTTTGTAAGTTGATAGAAACAGTGTTTACGGAGATACCAAATGGCTATTCTTTTCAAGTGGAACGACAAGACCAATGGCACCATCGTTGTTGACAACGGCTATCGTGGTCGCACCGAGATTGGTAAACTGACCCGCAAGAGCGGCAAAGTCAATGCTTACGTTGTCGTTGGCGACGAAGCCATTTCCACCATCACTAAGCGTCCCGCTGGCGAAGCCAAAGAGTTGGTAAAAGAAGCGTACTACTCGTTTATGAACGAAGAAGTTGAAGTCACCTTCATCAACCCTCACACTGGCAGTGTGAACACTGCTACCATTCGTCGTGGCGACAAGGGCGGTGCTTGTGACCCTTCCACTGACCGTTACTGGACGATGTAAAAAAAGACTTGACAAACCCATAAAATCTGCTATACTGTCTTTGTAAGTTGGAAAAAACAGGAGATTCAAAATGCAACAAGTTGGTATGTTTTCGCTGAACAAAGAACTCTTTGACGAACCCGCGCTGATGGCGACGATGGAAGTCGGCCCGTTCAAGGGTGTGCGTCTTTCGGAGAACAAAGGCGAACCGATGCTGGTGTTTGAAAACCCGACCAGTTCGGAACACGAAGTGTATCTCAATCTGAAATCGGTTGCCGAAGGAAAAACCATGCTTGAGGTTGTGGAAGGCTAAACATAAATAGCGTTTAGTAAAGGAATTAAAATGTCACGAGCAAAATCAGTAACTGCCCCCCGTAAAAAGACAGCAAAGCCTCGTATTGCTAAAACGTTTGATACCAAATATATGGGTGAAGAACCCGAATGGGTCAATGCTGAAAACTGGACTGATGAAGAAATCCAGCGTGAGAAACGCCACGCATATAACTGGTATAACTATTTCTACAAAGCCAGCGATCTAAAGAAAAATCTTTATGCGTGGATGAAAGAGGCTGGTTATTCTGCTGCTGATATCAAGTCTGCCCGTGCTTACCCTGATGCTATGCTTTCTGGTGCCGTAGTTGCTAATGCGACTATGCTGCTTCGTGGTATGCCGAATACTGAAAGCGGCTGGTTGCGTGATAAAGTTGCTGCGATGATTGACTACGGCAAGAACATTGTGGTCAAGAAGAAAAAAGAAGAAAAGAAAGCCAGTAATGTTTATAAACCGTCCATCCAAGAGCGTATGGCTGAACAGTTGTCCGACATTATTGCTGAAATGGATGAATGGGAAGATACCATCATGGCTAATCCCAAAGCATCCACGCCGAAAGTCTTTGAGTGGATGAAACAGAAGAATGTGGCTCAATCCCATATCAATAAGATTATTGCGTATTATGAGCCGAAGAAAGCGGAGATTGAAGAACTTACTGGTAAAGCAAGTGAGATTGACCCTGACTTGAAAGAGGGTTATGCCCACTTGTCCAAGACCGATATCAAGCGTATCCTTGAGTTCTACAATAACCTACTTGACGATATGAACTCTTATATGAACTTGAAGAAAGTTTCTCGTAAGACCCGTTCCAAGAAGGCTCCTACCAAGGGCAAACAGGTTGCTAAGTTGAAGTATAAGGCAGAGGATAAAGACCTCAAACTGGTTAGCATTCGTCCAGAAGATATTATCGGTGCTGAAACCTTGTGGCTTTATAATACGAAACTTAGGAAACTTTACAAAGTTGTTGCTGACCCGAATATGAAGCAACTTGCCGTGAAGGGCACTACCATTATTGGATACGACGAGGCTAACTCTGTCGGTAAAAATATCCGCAAACCAGAAGAAAAACTCAAAGAGTTCAATAAGGCTGGTAAGGTTGCCCTGCGTAAGTTCTTGGATGAAATCAAGGCCGTAGAAGTCAAGTTTCCTGGTAGAACGAATGAACACACCATCTTGCTCAAGACTTATTAGAGCAGTTATCTCCGTGCCATTTTTTGTAGTTTAGCGGATCAACCATCTTGGAACAGTGAGGGCAAGGCTTCTTCGGGGGCTTTGCCCTCTTCATATTAGCCTCTTTGATTTTTCTTTTTGTTTCTTCTGTGTGTTTCCGTCCTGTCAGCGCGGCTTTCATCTTCAATATTGCTTCGGGTGTATGTTTTTTGCCGTACATACCGTTTCTTTCGCCGGAAACTGCTTCGCTTATTTTCTTTTTAACATCAGGTCGCTTGGATACATTATCATCGCCTGATTTTCCTTTCCTCTTATTACTATCTGCGGAATGTGGTTCTCTATTAAGCGCAGCAATAGACATCTTTTTTTTAGTTTCTGCTGAATGTTTCTTGCCGAACATAGGGTGGTCCTCACCGCACCTTCTTTCACCGCCCGGGGTTTCATTATATCCTTCACCAAGATATGTGTTGTATTCCTTGATGAAGTATGGTTCCATTACATCAATGGTGTGTTGGTGGTCATATGATTGATATATGATTTCTATTGTGAAGTTTTCTTTACCATACTTTCTAATAGCTTTGCTGACTCCACATACCCCTGATGGTGTGGCGTGTTCAGTGAATCTGCGGGATATTTCACGAGAGGTGAAACCAATGTATGCTTTTTTATTGACTTTATTGGTGATTTTGTATATACTATAAACAGTAGTCATTATTTCACTCCCAACATAACACGATATTGGTGTGCGATAATGTCTGCTTCTTGTTTGGAATACCCCTGATTTATCCAGTAGGCAAGATATGTCTTTATAAATAACATTGCTGATTGCTCCTTCATAGCGTTAGAGTAGTTGGGTGTTCCACCACCGCGAACTACACTTTTATTTATCTTTTTTCATCAATCTTTTTATTTTTTTATCGTGTGCCCTGATATACTTATCAACATCTGGAACATCTTTTGGATTGACGAAGCCATTTTCGTCATTGATTAGTTCATCAGCATCTTCCCAATCGGCTTGTTGCAAGGGGCTATTTTCTTCGCCCTTTTCAACTTCCTTGTTTTCTTTCTTCTTGGTGATTACATCTGTGATACGCATAGACTATCAACCTTGAATCCAATATAATGGTTCATTTCCAGTTTCGTAGTTATTGATACTATCCATGCATTCATCAATCAACTGCTGACCTTCTGTTTTGAGAGCATCACCGTTTAGAGTTGTGCCGCCACCAGGACCAGCGATTGTAGAGAACTTACCACGAGCTTCACCAAGAATAAACTTTGTAGTTCCCAAAGCAAACTTTTCAATCCACGGTCTAATCATATGGTCTTGTAATAGAGTCACATCTGGCTTGGTATTATATAGCCAAAGCATAACGACTTCACCATTTGCTTTGATATTACGAATAAGTGTTAGTTTCTTGGAAACTGGTTCCCAAGTGAAGTTCATATATCCACCAAACATACGAGCAGATAGTTCTTGATACTGGTTGAATAGTTCATATGTAGCCAATCCACCAAGACGCCCAGCCTGTAGAAGATAGGTATTGACGAATGCTGCTTCAAATGGTTCAAGTTGTGTGGAGTTTGTGCTATTGGTTGAACCTACAGAACGACGAATAACTGAACGAACTTCCATAATATTATCATCAAGTGTATATTCATTCTGTCCATCAACGAGTTCAAGGAATCCATAACTTTCCTCAAATGCGTTAGATGCTCTTTGGCGATATACTTTTAGGGCACGGTCAATAGCAGTATCATAGTGTGCGGCATCTGCCTCAACGTCAACGATATCCCCACCAAGCATATAATAGATATAATCTTTCACCTTTTGGCGTTCAGTAGCAAGATCGGCCATGAAAAAAACTCCTTTTATGTATTTATCATTATCCTCTTGACAACAGCGTTTCATTATAGTATAATATAACCACAGATTTCCGTTATGTAAATAAAATACTTGACTGTAGGAGAGGTATATTATTATGGCTTTGATAGGCATAAGCGGTTTTAAAGGAAGCGGTAAAGACACTGTTGCTGATCTATTAGTAGAGAAGCATGGATTTAAGAAAATATCATTTGCGGATAAACTGAAAGATGCTTGTTCTACTATCTTTGAATGGGATCGTGAAATGCTTGCTGGGTCAACAGATGAAAGCCGTAAATGGCGAGAAGAAGTTGACGAATGGTGGGCAGAGCGTCTTGGTGTAGAAGATTTTTCGCCCAGATTAGCACTACAATGGATGGGCACCGAGGCTGGTCGTAATGTATTCGGTGCGAATATTTGGTGTGCTGCTATGGAAAAGTACATTCTGGAAAATCCTGGTAACTACGTTATTCCAGATGTTCGTTTCCGCAATGAGTTTAAGATGATCAAAAATATGCGCGGGACTACAATCCGTGTTCGCCGTGGTCCAGAGCCAGATTGGTATGTTGCCGCCGAGTCTTGGAATAAAGCACAGAAACAAGAAGGCGGAAGTTCAATGATGATACCGGGGTCATTGACCGAAATCCATCCATCTGAACGTGAATGGATTGGCGAGAAGTTTGATCATGTTATTGAGAATGACGAGACTATAGAAGATTTACATAGTATGGTAGAAGAAGCATTAGGTTTTAATGATCAACCATCAGATCACCCTGACGCCACCCCTGATGACGAATCTCAATCCGACAGTTAGCACATACTGATTTGAGATTTGATATACTAACGTTATTCATATTACCATCCACGAAGAATACAGTGATTTGATTATCTAGCGTAGACTTGAATCCACATTTATCACAAACTTTCTTTTTAGCGTATCCCGCTTTTTTCCAGCGTGGTACGCTTTTTTTATTGTGATATAGACAGTTCTCACATTTACTTCTATAATACGTTTTTCCTTTGCGGTGATAGTTCACTGCGGCTGGTTTTTCGTTACATACTTTACATAGTGGTCTAGTCATAAATGTATTTACCTTTATGAAGGGGGTATTTCACGATTATTAGAACCCCGATTTCAGCCTTTAGGATAAATACATACAAGGAAATCTGTATAGATTTATAGAAACGAGAGGAAATAATAATGGCATTAGTAAGTCCAGGCGTCGAAGTAACAGTCATTGACGAAAGTTTTTATGTTCCAGGACTAACCGCTACAGTTCCACTAGTTGTTGTTGCAACAGCACAGGACAAGACAAGCGGCTCCGGAGCAGGAGTAGCAGCAGGAACAACTGCTTCTACAGCAGGTGATGTATATCTCATTACATCACAAAGAGAATTAACAAGCACCTTTGGTAACCCAACATTCTACCAAAGCTCAAATGGTTCAGCCCTAAACGGTTATGAACTAAACGAATATGGTTTGATGGCAGCATACAGCGTTCTTGGTGTAACCAACCGTTGCTATGTTGTCCGTGCAGACGTTGACCTTGGTGAACTTGTAGGTACAGCAAGCCGACCAACAGGTAATCCAACAAATAACACATATTGGTTAGACACAGGATCATCCTCTCTATGGGGTATCTTTGAGTGGAACAGTTCAACAGCAACCTTCACAAACAAGGTTCCAACTGTTATTACATCCTCAAGTGACCTATCTGGTGGTGTTCCAAAAACATCAATCGGTGCTATTGGTGACTATGCCGTTGACGCAACAAGCGCAACCCTACCACTATTCTATAAAGGTAGCGACAATGCTTGGGTAGCAGTCGGTTCACAAGCTTGGCAGATTATTGTTCCAACAATCCAAGGAACAGAAACATCACCAACATTCACTGGTGGTGAAACATTCACAGTCAACGGTGTTACAATCACACTAAGCAGCACAACCCTAGCTTCTGTTGTTTCTGATATCAACACCGCTGGTATTCCTGGCGTTACCGCAGCAGCAGTAAACAACAGACTAGAACTATACGCTGATACAGATGCCGACACAGACGGTGATTCTTCCGTTATTGACCAAGGTATTGTGGTAGCAGAAGGCACAGGCACACCTCTCGCTGATGCCGGTATTACAGTAGGTACTTACTACGCACCTAAGTTCACACAGGCAGCACACACAAGCGTACCAGAGTGGAAATCATCTGATACAACCCCTCGTCCAACAGGTTCTGTATGGGTGAAGACAACCACACCAAACACTGGTGCCGACCTTCTAGTATACAAATACAGCACAATAACTGAAACATGGTCAGCGGTTGATGCCCCACTATACGAGAATGACCGTACAGCAAACTACAACCTAGATGCTTCTGGTGGTGGTGAGAACATTGCTGCTGGCGTTCTTTACACACAGTTTGATGTGAGCGAAGATGATACAGCAACAATGAAGCTATTCTCCCGCTACAGTGCT